GCTACCGATACCTGATAATCAAGACCGGCAGTGCCACGTTCACCGTGTTGGCCTCAGTCACTCAGTTCAAGGCGTAAACCATGCCATTACAAGAAACCAGCGGGTCTGCAAGTTACGATGCTTTCGGTGGCGGTGCTGCTGAGCGGGTATTTATCGAGGACGTTTTCTCGTGTTTTCTCTACACTGGCAACGGCTCTACGCAGACCATAACCAACGGGATTGATCTGTCCACGAAAGGTGGGCTGGTGTGGATGAAAGGCCGGTCAGGTGCAACAGACCATGCGCTATATGATACTACGCGGGGAGCCACAAAAGATTTAGTCAGCAACAGCACTGCTGCCGAGACAACGCAAAGCACTGGCCTGACAGCGTTTAACACTACAGGGTTTTCGATTGGTGCTTTGGCAAAGCTAAACACCAATGCAGCCACCTACGCCTCATGGACATTCCGCAAGCAGCCGAAGTTCTTTGATGTTGTGACGTATACGGGGGATGGGACAAACAGCAGACAAATACCTCACTCCCTTAATTCGGTTCCGGGTGTGATGATATTTAAGCGAACTGATGCAACAGAACCATGGTATGTGTTCCACCGTGGAGTTACCTCCCCAAACGCAAACTGGTGGACAAATTACGGAGTCCTCAACACAACCTCCGCATTTGGAAGTGATAGTGTGGCGCCAAATCAGCCCACCAGCACATACATTAGCGTAAACGCCAATTGGTATAACTCCAGCGGGAAAACCTATGTAGTCTACCTCTTCGCCCACGACGCAGGTGGCTTCGGTCTGTCTGGTACGGACAATGTGATTTCGTGCGGTAGCTATACGGGAACCGGGGCTGCGGGTAACGCGATAACCACTGGTTATGAACCTCAGTATTTGCTCATTAAAAATACTTCTTCCGCTGCTTCTTGGTTTATTTATGACGTAATGCGTGGCTTGTCTGTTGGCGGCCCATCTGTTGCCATTATTGCTAATACCTCGGACGCCGAGGGGGGGACAGCAACAAATGTAAAGCCAACAGCGACAGGTTTTGTTGTTGACTCTACAAGCGGCGGATTGAATGCTTCAGGAAACACCTACATCTACATCGCCATCCGCCGTGGCCCGATGAAAGTGCCGACGAGTGGGGCGAGTGTGTTTAGTCCTATTGCTTACTCTGGCGCGAATGGCGCAGCACAAAACATAAGCGCAGGCTTCCCAGTTGATATGGACATCATCAAAATCAGGAATGACGGAACCAGAGACCCTCTGAACCATGCGAGGCTGATGGGTGGGGTGTTCTTAAAAACTGACAGCACTGCTGCTCAACTTAGTTTTTCCGACAACATTGTTTCGTTCAGTGCTGGGCAAAATGTAATAGGGTTGCCCGCTACCGGCGGTGGCACTAACGAAATAAACGGAGCTTCAACTTCAAATTATATTGCTTGGGCCTTCCGCCGCGCCCCCGGCTTCTTTGATGTGGTGTGCTATACGGGGACAAGCGCCAATAGAACGGTAACCCATAACCTCACGGTTGTCCCTGAGATGATGATCGTTAAGGCGAGAGACAAAGTAGATCAATGGAACGTGTATACGACCACAACAGGAAACACAAAAGTCTTGTTTTTGTCACAAAACGCATCAGCTTCTGTAGACACTGTTTGGAACAACACAACACCAACAAGTACGGTTTTTTCTGTTAGTTCGTCTTCCAGTGTTAATGGTAGTGGCTACACCTACGTTGCCTACCTGTTTGCCACAGTAGCAGGCGTGAGTAAAGTTGGTTCGTACACCGGCACAGGCACAACACAAGTCATCAACTGCGGCTTTACTGCTGGGGCAAGGTTCGTCCTCATTAAGCGCACTGACTCTACTGGAAACTGGCTGGTTGCTGACAGTGCAAGGGGAATAGTAGCTGGGAATGACCCACTGCTTTACCTAAACAGTACCGCCGCAGAAATAACAACGCTGGATTGGATTGATGCAGATTCAAGCGGATTTATCGTAAATCAAGAAGCAACTGCAAATGCAAATGTGAGTTCAGCAACCTACATTTATTTTGCCGTGGCGTAGACATGAATAGCGGAATATATCAGATTAAAAACCTTTCAACTGGTATGTCTTACATAGGGCGTACCATTGATTGGGCTGCCAGAAAACGTAGGCACTTGTCTGATCTGCGGTCTGGCGTACATAAAAATCCACGACTACAGCATTCCTGGGCATCAAGGACAGAGGAAGAATTTGAGTTTGAACTTATTTGGCCTGAATCCGCCGATCACCTTGAAGAACTTGAAGGGTTCATTCTTGAAGAATGTTTTGACACGGGTCGCCTATATAATGCTCACAAAAATTCTATTGGCGGCTTTCTTGGGCAGAAGCACTCTGAAGAAACTAAACGTAAATGGGCCGCCTCTAGGCGTGGGCGCAAAATGCCTGAGATAGCAAAGGCAAGGCAAATCGAAAGTAGAAAAAACAGTTTATCTTGGGCTAAGCATCAAGCATGGATGCAAACTCCAGAAGCTATTGCAGACAGATGTATAAAAGCGGCTAAGCCAGAAGTTAGAGCTAAAGCCTTGGCGACACGAAAAGCAAACGGCTACAAGCCTGCATGGGAAGATGCCCGCAAATTGCAGATAGAAAAAGCAAGGCAGAATTTGTTTGCCGCGCTTAATTGGGCTGTTGAAAATAACGCGACTCGTGGCGAGGCTATCAAAAAGTTCGGCAGTTCGTGGGGTTCACTTAAAAAGTTCCAGCAAGAATGGGAAGCGCAAAACGGCTCGTTAACTATTCCAAAAAGAGCAAGCGGTGAGCGCAATGGGAAAGTTAAATTGGCAAAGGCTCATCAGAGGTAACCATGGAAATCCGAATCAGATCAACAGGCCAAGTCATGCTTGAACAGGAGTTTCGTGCTTACCAGCAGGCTAGCGGCGGCCCTACATGGGGGCAGACGACAGACGAAATTCTTGAAGCATTGGGCGCTGATCCTGTCTTTGAAGGCCCGCAGGCTTCAGGCGGGACGGTCTACCAATACTCGCAGCGTGACGGCGTGGAGCAGATCGAGGGCAAGTGGTACACCAAGTACATCCTTGGCCCCGTCTTTGTTGACGGCGAGACCACGGCCGCTGAACAGGAATCCGCTTACAAAGCCCAGAAGGATGCCGAGTTTGCAGCCAATGCCAGAGCCCGTCGAGACACGCTTTTGTCGGAGTGTGATTGGGTCGTCATTAAGTCCCTTGAGTCTGGTAAGGCAATTCCGAGCGAGTGGGCGGCCTACCGTCAAGCCCTGCGAGACCTGCCGCAGCAAGCGGGATTCCCAACCTCGATCACTTGGCCCGTGAAGCCGTAAGGAGCCTCCATGAACATCGACGAAATCGCGTTACGTCAGATCGTCCGTGAGGAAATGAAATCGGCTCTGAAAGAGGTTGGCTTGCATGACGATGACGCTGGCACCGATGTTCGTGACCTTCGCTCCCTGATTACCGACTGGCGCGGCATCAAGAAAACTATCTGGCAGACTATTGCTAGGGCTGGGACTGTTTTTGTCCTAGGCCTGCTTGTACTTGGCGGATGGAGCAAGATCAATGGCAATGGTGAATAACCATGCTCGATCCTGTCTCGGCTATGGCTATAGCCACCTCGGCCTACAATGTTCTCAAGAAGGGGATCGAGGTAGGCCGAGAGCTGGAGGACATGGGCGGGCAACTAGGAACCTGGTTCGGTGCCATTGCTGATGTAAAAGCAGCCGACGAAGAAGCCTCTGATCCTCCGCTTTTTAAGAAAGTCTTTGCCAAGTCCTCTGTCGAGCAAGAAGCCATCGAAAACCTGATGCGCCGGAAGAAAATCGAGCAGCAGGAAAAAGAATTGCGAGAGATGATCGTGTATCGTTTTGGCGTGGATGCCTATCGGGACATGATAAAAGATCGAAACAATATCCGCACTGCGCGTCAAAAAGCAATCGACGCTCGCGCCAGAAAGATCAAGAAACTAATTCTAAACGCTGTCGCCATTGCCTTGATCGCTCTGATCGTGGCGATACCGATAGCTGCCGCCGTCTACATAATGCAGAGGATGTAACCATGTTGAGTTTAATTAGCAGTCTGTTGGGATTCGCCTCGGGTGGCCTGCCGCGAGTGCTGGACTTTATTCAAGATCGCGGCGACAAGAAGCATGAATTAGCTCTCATGGCCGCACAGCGCGAACGTGAAATTGCTCTGGCGAAAGAGGGATTCATTGCCCAGGCCAAGATCGAGGAAATCAAGACCGCGCAGGTGGCTCTCCAAACCGAACAGATCGCAATGCAGACACAAGCGCAGGAAAAGATTGCGATGTGGAAGCATGACATGAAAGTAGGCGAAGGCGCGTCAACCTGGGTGATTAACCTGAGAGCATCTGTCAGACCGATGGTCACCTATCTGTTCGTCGGCCTGCTGATCGTGGTGGATGTTGCTGGTATTTGGTACGCCTACTCCACTGGGGTCGCGTTTGCCGATGCGATGGACATGGTTTTTAGCGATGATGAAATGGCTATTCTGGCTGCTATTATCAGTTTCTGGTTTGGCTCTCAGGCGTTCAACAAAAAATGAAAACGCCAGAAGCGGGCATCGACCTGATTAAATCATTTGAGGGCTGTCATAGCAGCCCGTATAAATGCCCTGCAAGCCTTTGGACTATTGGGTATGGTCATGTGCTATACCATGAGCAAGCAAGGCTCAAAACAGATAATAGAGCCTCCTATCCACTAAAACCTGAGCATAGCCGAGTCTGGGATGCTGATGAAATTGACGCGTTGCTTGAGGTCGATCTACAGCGTTTTGAGGGTGGGGTACTACGACTATGCCCTGCTGCTGCTGATAATGATCGCCATTTTGCAGCGTTGGTTAGCTTTGCGTTCAATGTGGGGCTAGGTAATCTCCAATCCTCCACGTTGAGAATGAAATACAACAGAGGGGATTTTGATGGGGCGGCAGATGAGTTTTTGAAGTGGGATAAGTCTGGCGGGAAAGTTC